GAAGTTACCTTCAGATACTATGACTATGAATCAGATTAAAAATCAAATTCGTAAGATGGTTGCTGATGGTACTAAGATTGATATGGTTACTTTGGATTACATTGACTGTGTTGTTCCTGACAATCTTAGAAATGATGAGTGGAAGGCTGAAGGTTCGGTTATGAGACACTTTGAGGCAATGTGTCACGAAATGAATATTGCTGGTTGGACCGCAACTCAAGGTAACCGTTCATCAATATCTTCTGAAGTTGTAACTACAGACCAAATGGGTGGGTCAATCAAGAAGGCACAAGTAGGTCACGTGATTATATCAGTTGCGAAGACATTACAACAAAAAGAAATGAAATTAGCAACAATTGCAATCACAAAGTCAAGAATTGGTTCTGACGGTATTGTGTTTGAAAATTGTAAGTTCGATAATGAATTGATTATTATTGACACTGAGTCTTCAACAACATTCTTAGGATTTGAAGAACAACAAGAAGAAAAGAGAAAAGACAGAGTTAAAGAACTCTTGGACAAGAGAAAACAAAGAGAACAACAAAAACAAGCTTAATTTAAATTATGGAAAAGATATTAATAGAAAACCCTAACAGATTTGTTATTTTCCCAATTCAGTATAATGATATTTGGGAGTATTACAAACAACACCAAGCAGCTTTTTGGACTGCTGAGGAAGTTGACTTGTCAAACGATATACGAGATTGGGAGAACCTTTCAGAGAATGAACAATACTTTATTAAAAATATTTTATCGTTCTTTGCGGCTTCTGATGGAATCGTAAATGAAAACTTGGCGGAAAACTTTATTAAAGAAGTTCAGTACCCTGAAGCAAAATTCTTTTACGGTTTTCAAATTATGATGGAGAACATTCACTCCTTAATGTATTCATTATTGATTGATACATACGTATCAAGTCCTGATGAAAAAGATGAGTGTTTCAACGCTATTGATAGATTACCTGCAGTTCAGAAAAAGGCTAATTGGGCGTTGAATTGGATTAAAAATGCTTCTTTCCAAGAAAGACTTGTTGCGTTTGCGGCGGTTGAAGGTATTTTCTTTTCAGGTTCATTTTGTTCTATTTTTTGGTTGAAATCAAGAGGTATTATGCAAGGTTTATGTAATGCAAATGCTTTGATTTTTAAAGACGAAAACCTACATTGTGATTTCGCAATTCACTTGTTGAATAATCACGTAGAAAACAAACCAAGTGAAAAAAGAATTAAAGAGATTTTATTGTCGGCTCTTGAGATTGAAAAAGAGTTTATTACTGAATCACTACCTGTTTCATTAATTGGTATGAATTCAAATCTTATGAAACAATATCTTGAGTTTGTTGTTGATGGTTTATTGGTTAAATTAGGATGTAAGAAGGAGTTTAATGTTGAACAACCTTTTAAATTTATGGAACAGATTGCTGTTGAAACAAAAGGTAACTTCTTCGAATCACGAACTGTGGAGTACCAAAAAGCTAAATTAAATGAAACAATTTCGTTTACTGACGATTTTTAATTAAATTTGTAGAATTATGATGTCACTAAAAATCCAAAAAAGAAATGGAGACGATGCTTCGTTTAATCCTCAGAAGATATATCTAAGAATTAAACGTTCTGCTAAAGGTCTCAATGTAAACTCTGATGAAATTTTCATTAAAGTTATAACTTCAGTACCAACTGAAGGCAATATTACAACTAAAGAGCTTGATAAGTTGGTTTATGAGATTGCTGCCTCATACACAGGTAGTCACCACGATTACTCAAGACTTGCATCTTCAGTTGCAATCTCTTCATACCACAAAGAGACTTCTGATAGTTTTTCAGAAACTATGAGAATGTTAAATAACAGTGGTGTGGTTAATGATGCGTTAATCAAGATTATTGACAAGTATGGTGATAAGAACATTGATGATGTTATTAAACACGAGAATGATTACAATTTTGATTATTTTGCTTGGAGGTCTCTCCAAGAAATGTATCTATTGAAAACACCTGAAGGTAAAGTTGTAGAAAGACCACAACATATGTATATGAGAGTTGCATTGTGGGTTACAAGAACATTTGAAGAAGCGGTTGAATACTACAACTCACTTTCAAATCAGTTAATCTCACCAGCAACACCAATTATGATTAACTCAGGAACTAAAACACCTCAGTTGGCTTCTTGTGTGTTACATTATAATAATAGCGACTCACGAGATGGTTTGTTAGGAACGTTAAACGACATCTCAACATACTCTTCAGACGCTGCTGGTATTGGTTTGTGTATGTCAAACATTAGAAGTAAAGAAAGTCGTATCAGTTCTTCAGGTGGATATGCAGGCGGTCTATTAAAGTATCTTAAGATTGTTAACGAATCATTACGATATTTTAATCAACAAGGTCGTAGACCTGGTAGCGCGGCAATTTATATTGAACCTTGGCACAAAGACATTATTGATTTGTTAGAAATCAAGAAGAACACAGGTGCTGAAGAATTAAGAGCTCGTGATTTATTTACCGCTCTTTGGATTCCTGATAATTTTATGAGAGCGGTTGAAACAAATGGTGACTGGTATTTGTTCTGTCCTAATGATATTCTAAAGGCGGGTGTCAAACCATTACAAGAATGTTATGGTCAAGAATATGAAGACAACTACAACAAAGCAGTTGCTTTAGGTTTGGGTAAGAAAGTATCGGCACAAACAATTTGGTCTAAAATTGTTGAGTCACAAATTGAGACGGGTGTTCCATATTTGTCTTCTAAAGACAATGCAAACAACAAAACAAATCACCAAAACATTGGTGTTGTAAAACAATCTAATTTGTGTAATGAGATTTACCAATACACTGATGAGGACACAACGGCAATTTGTACCTTGTCTTCTATGGTTCTTAAGAATTTCATTAAAGATGGTAAGTTTGATTTGAGACTTCTTCACGATGAAACAAGAAAAGTTGTTAGAGCTCTAAACAAAGTTGTTGACATTAATAACTATTCAACTGAACAAGGTAGAAAAGGTGGAATGGAACAGAGAGCAATTGCAATTGGAACTCAAGGTTTGGCAGACGTATTCTACTTGTTAGATTATATTTTCACGTCAGAGGAAGCACGTCAATTAAATAAAGATATTTTTGAAACAATCTATTACGCTGCTATTAGTGAAAGTAATGAATTGTGTAGAACAGGTCAGTACCAGCCATATAAGTTTTTTGAAGGTTCACCAATGTCACAAGGAGTATTTCAGTTTGATATGTGGGGTCTTAAAGAAGAAGAACTTTCAGGATTTTGGGATTGGAACGGATTAAAGGATGATGTTGCAAAATGGGGTGTTTGTAATTCATTGTTTACTGCTCAGATGCCTGTAGCATCTTCGGCTAAGATTACAGGTTCATATGAAATGACAGAACCAGCTCACTCGGCAATCTTTAATAGAAGAGTTGTTGGCGGTGAGATTATGATTGTAAACAAGTATCTTATTAGTGATTTTGAAAAAATTGGTATTTGGTGTGAAGAGTTGAAGAATGAAATTATCTTGAACGAAGGTTCTATTCAAAACATTAACTTTAACAATTACTTGGACCCTGAGGAGAAAAGTTATAACAAAAAGGTTAAGAGAATCGAACACCTCATTCCAAAATATAAAACCATTTGGGAAATTTCACAAAGAGAGTTGATTGATATGGCGGCTGATAGAGGTCCGTTTATTGACCAATCACAATCAATGAACATTTATATGGGTAACCCAACTCTATCAAAAATCACATCATCACATTTCCACTCTTGGAGGAAAGGTTTGAAAACTTTGTGTTACTATGTAAGAACAAAGGCGATTTCTACGGGGGCTAAACATTTGGCGGTTGACATTTCTAAAATTCAAAAACCAAAGGTTGCGACACCCGAAACACCAAAAGTAGATTATTCGAATATGAATCTACCACCAAAACCTGAGAATAGTGAATTTGAATGTTTTGGTTGTTCATCTTAATCGAGACACTAATCCCGACACTATGTCGGGATTTTTTATTTTATAGGTATTTATAAGAAATAATTACAATTTATATTAGTATAGAATGGCTGAAGGTTTAACATATGGATTGAATTTCCCTTTTGAAAACTCAACTCAGGGTGATTACCTTTTGTTGACAGAGACGCAGTATAATCAGATACGTTCAGATTTATTGCATTTGATTCTAACAAGAAAGGGTTCAAGGTATTACTTACCAACTTTTGGGACTAGAATATATGAGTTTATTTTTGAACCTTTTGATGGTTTAACCTTTGATGCTATTGAGGCAGACATAAGGGATGCGGTTAGTCAATTTATGCCGAACCTAATTATAAACAATATTTCAATTGAACCTGCGGACCCTACAGTTGAAGTTGAATATGCCCGAGGAGAAAATTTACCAATGCAATCTAACGAATACGTTTATAAAGTACCTGGTAAAGGAACATCAGAATATACCGCAAAAGTTAAAATAGATTATGCAGTAGATAATACGGCATTTGCACAAAGTGATTTTGTGATTATCAATATTTAAGAATAGATGGCAAATAATAAAATCTCATACACTTCAAGGGATTACGAAAGTATAAGACTGGAGTTACAAAATTATGTTAGAACATATTATCCTGAATTAATACAGGATTTCAACGACGCGTCAGTATTTTCAGTATTCTTAGATTTGAATGCTGCGGTTGCCGATAACCTACATTACCATATTGATAGAAGCATACAAGAAACTGTATTACAATATGCACAACAACGTTCATCAATTTATAACATTGCCAGAACATATGGTTTAAAAGTTCCAGGTCAAAGACCTTCAGTGTCAGTTGTTGATTTCTCAATTACTGTACCAGCATATGGTGACAAAGAAGATGAAAGATATTTGGGTATTCTAAACAGAGGGTCCCAAGTTTTTGGTGCGGGTATTGTTTTTGAAAACCAATACGAGATTGATTTCGCTTCACCATACAACTCACAAGGATTTCCTAATAGACTCAAGATTCCAAACTTTGACGCTAATGGAAACTTGATTAACTATACGATTACTAAAAGAGAACAAGTTGTTAATGGATTAACAAAAGTTTTCAAAAAAGTTATTGGACCTGCCGATGTAAAACCGTTCTATGAATTATTCTTACCTGATAAGAATGTTTTAGGTATTACAAGTGTATTATTGAAAAATGGTACAAACTATACAAACACACCAACAGCTGCGGAATTTTTAGGTTTAGCGAATAGATGGTATGAGGTGGATGCTTTGGCTGAAGATAGAATCTTCATCGAAGACCCAACTAAAGTTTCAGACGACCCGGGTATTAAAGTAGGTAGGTATCTACAAACTAATAACAAATTCATTTCTGAATTTACACCTGAAGGTTTCTGTAAGACGACCTTTGGTGGTGGAACAACCTCAGCACAAGACCAATTAAATGCCTTTACCAATTTAGGTGTCCCAGTTAACCTACAAACTTTATCAAATAACTTTTCATTAGGTTCAACATTAGTTCCTAATACGACCTTATTTGTTCAGTATAGAGTTGGTGGTGGACTTGCAACTAACTTGGGGGTTAATGTTATTAACCAAGTTGGAACGGTATCATTCTTTGTTAATGGTCCTTCACAACAAACCAACAGTAGTGTGATTAATTCATTAAGATGTACCAACCCGATAGCGGCTATTGGAGGTGCTAATGCGCCAAATGTTGAAGAAGTTAGAAACTATGTTACATATAACTTTGCAGCACAAAAAAGAGCGGTTACTGTAAATGACTACGAAGCAATTTTAAGAACAATGCCAAGTCAGTTTGGTGCACCGGCAAAAGTATCAATCACTGAAAACAATAACAAAATACAAATTAACTTATTGTCTTATGATACTTCAGGAAAATTAACACCACTCGTATCAAATACTTTACGACAAAATGTTGCAACTTATTTATCAAACTATCGAATGATGAATGATTATGTAGTTGTTGGTTCTGCCGAAGTTATAGATTTGGCTGTGGAGGTTTTTGTTGTATTAGACGCGTCTCAAAACTCAGGTCAAATTGTTACCGATGTTGTTAATAAAATTGGAGATTACTTTAACCCTCAAGTAAGACAACTTGGTCAGAATGTATATCTATCAGAATTAAAAAGTATTATTCAAAACCAAAATGGTGTTATTACGGTAACTGAAATAATAGTTGAAAACAAAGTTGGTGCACAGTATTCATCATCTCAAACTTCGATGGCATATGCTGACCC